CTAATAGGACGGAAGTAAGCCGACGCGGAACGGATCGTTCATTCGCTATTCGCAAATAGCGAACGCAAACGCCGACTGAAGGAACGCTCTTTAACCTAAAAAACTAAGGAGAAAACCAATGTCGAAAGTAGTTTATCGTGGTGTTGAATACGATACTCAAAAGCGTATCGAATATCAACAACAAATGCAACAACAAGCCCAACAATACAACGAAACCTATCGTGGTGTTAAGTTTGTAAAGGAGGGGCATAAGTGATGAAAAAGCTAAACTTCCTGCAACTCATCAAAGACCAAAAACAAAAAGAAGAGCGTCGTTACCAAGCACAACTAGCACAACTCGTTGGAGCAAAGTGATGTTTGCAATATTACAAATTACCGCAGGTTGTGCGGTTGTAATAGTGTTACTGTCTCTTTATATTCAATTGTTATTCAAATAGAAACGGGGGGTTGATTCCCCCCCTTTTTTATGCTAAAATTCTTAGAGAGAATACTATCTTATGGATAAAGAAAAACTCAAACTGATTGTAAAAAATCTTGAGTCTCTTGTAGAATGCCTTAAGTCAGAAGTTTACTCTGATGTCGATGCATACAAGATGAACTATGAAGAAATAGCACCACACATTACTGATTACGACGAAGTATTTTATGACGGAGATGATGATGGATATCCCGACTGAGTTTGAATTTATGAAACCAGAAGTTAAACTCATTAGTGTTACTCCTGATGCAGAAAAGCACATGGCATATTGTGCTCGTGTTTCTAATCCAGCAAATCAGGAGAATGATAAGTTTGCTGGACTACTTAAGTATTGCATTCAGCATCAGCATTGGAGTATCTTCGAACAAGCGTCGATGACTGTAGAGATTAACACGACTCGCGGTATTGCAGCGCAGATACTTCGGCACAGGTCTTTTACATATCAAGAATTTTCGCAGCGTTACGCTGATACTAATCTTCTAAACAACACTATTCCTCTTCCTGAACTCCGTAGGCAGGATAATAAGAACCGACAGAACAGTATTGATGATCTTCCCGATTATCTAAAACTGACATTGTGCGAAGATATTAGAATGCATTTTGAGCAGTCTCTACGCATCTACAACCGTCTTCTGGACAAGGGTGTAGCAAAGGAGTGTGCAAGGTTTGTACTGCCCTTAGCGACGCCTACACGCCTCTATATGACCGGTTCTGTGCGGTCATGGATACACTACATTGATCTTCGTTCTGCACATGGAACACAGAAGGAACATATGGAGATTGCAGAATTGATTCGTTGTATTTTTACCTGTCAGTTTCCTGCAGTATCTGAAGCACTTGGTTGGACTCGTGAGGGATGTTCTGAGTGTTCTGATGCTCCTTCCATCACTATTGAATAAATATCCTTACATACAATGGAGGAATAAAGTTGCCTACCTATAGATTCGAAAATACAGAAACAGGTGAAATTTTTGAAAAATGGATGTATATGTCGGATAAAGAACCTTATCTTAAAGAAAATCCAAATCTCAAACCTTTAATTCCAACTCAAATGAATGTTGGAGAAGTTGGAGAATGGCAAAACAAACTAGTTCAAAAAAATCCTGGATGGAATGAAGTTCTCACTAGAGCTTCAAAAATGCCTGGGGCAGTAGTAAAACCAATTTCATAATTTATGGCAAGATCAAGAAGAAAAGGTGGCGAACAGCCTATCGGAGTTGGTATGACAACCCGAGCAATGAGAAAAAACAAAAAAGCAATTAATGCAGATTTGCTTTTAGATATCGATCCATTAACAGATAATCAAGAAAGACTTTTTAGTTCTTATGATAATGATAAAAACTTAGTTGCTTACGGTGCAGCAGGAACTGGAAAAACTTTCATCACACTCTATAATGCACTTAAAGACGTATTGGATGAAAGAAGTCCATTCGATAAAATCTACATCGTAAGATCTCTTGTTGCTACTCGGGAGATTGGATTTCTTCCAGGAGATCATGAGGACAAGTCATCACTTTATCAGATTCCATATAAGAATATGGTAAAGTACATGTTCCAAATGCCATCGGATGCAGACTTTGAGATGCTTTATGGCAATTTAAAAAATCAAGGAACTATCTCTTTCTGGAGCACTTCATTCATTCGTGGAACAACTTTAGATAACGCTGTTATCATTGTTGATGAATTTCAAAATTTGAATTTTCATGAACTTGATTCTATCATTACTCGTGTTGGTGAAAATACAAAAATTATGTTCTGCGGAGATGCCACACAATCTGATTTGATTAAAACTAATGAAAAGAATGGTATTATTGATTTCATGAGAATTCTTAGAAATATGCCATCTTTTGATATAATTGAATTTGGTGTTGAGGATATTGTTCGCTCAGGACTCTGTAAAGAATACATTATTGCAAAAACTGAACTAGGACTCTGATGTTTAATCACGTTGAATTGAATCTTCCCAAACTTGATCGGGAAACTATAGATGGACTTCGTTATTATAAAGTTCATGGAGACGGTGAACTTAAAAAACTCGTCTCCATTACCTCTATAACCAGTAATTATAAAAAAGAATTCTTCAATAAATGGAGACAAAAAGTAGGTATTGAAGAAGCAAATAGAATTACTAAAAAAGCAACTGCAAGAGGAACAGATGCTCATACTTTAATTGAATATCATCTTCGTAATATGAAATATGATTCTGATGTTCTTCCAATTTCTAAGCATCTTTTTCAAATCGCAGTTCCTGCGCTAAATCGTATAAATAATATTTACGCATTAGAAGGTTCCCTTTATAGTTTATTTTTTGGTATTGCAGGCACAGTAGATTGTATTGCAGAATTTGATGGGGAACTAGCGATTATTGATTTTAAAACGTCAAAAGAACCAAAACCACGAGAATGGATTGAAGGTTATTTTGTTCAGTGTTGTGCATACGCATGTATGCTTCATGAACTCACTGGTCTCTCCGTTAAAAAGTTTGTAATTATTATGACATGTGAGAATGGAGAAGTTGAAATTTATGAAGAGTACGATAAAGAAAAATATATTCGTTTACTTACAAAATATATTAAAAAATTTATTAGTGACAAAACGAAAGAAGAATCTTGACTTAAACTTTAAGTTCTGATAAACTTAAAAAAGTTACCATGGATAAAATTGTCCTCTACGATCATACAATTAATGGAATCTAATTTTAACAATGAATTAGAAAAAGTACTAGAAAAAAAGTTTTTCTGTCCTTCACGTTTTGCACAAGAAGTTGAAAAACTTGTGCAAGAAAATGATGACATGAACTATATTGATGCTATTGTATTTTTCTGCGAAAAAAATAATATTGATTTAGAATCAGTTCCTAAATTAATTTCTAAACCATTGAAAGAAAAGATTAAGTATGAAGCAATGGAATTAAATTTTTTAAAGAGAACCTCAAGAGCAAAATTAGTGTTTTAATTCCATTTTGGTCTAAAAATTTTTCCGGCAAAAAATTCATCATATTACTTTTTTAATGACACCTTTTGAAACATATAAAACTTATGTTGCTTTAAAAAATCACTTTACAAAGAGCAACTATGACTATTTTGTTTATTGTGGAAAAATTAGAGCAAATCTTCAATCTTTTTACAACCGACGTGATCGCTTTTGGTTTGAGAAAATTTCAAGACAAAAAAAAGAATCTGAAATATTAAATTTCTTTATTGCGAATTTTGTTTCATGTAATGATCCACAGTCTCTTTGGATTGGTGAAATTATAAAAGAAGGAGAAATAAATTATACAAATTGGCAAAGGAAAATTCAGTCCTTGTCTTATGTTTTTAAAGAAGAGATAGAAAAAATATTTACTAAAAAAAATTTTAATGAGATGTTTAAAATTGAAGAAAATAAACATCCAAAATTGCTAAAAGATTACTTGCAAGGAAAAGTTTCTTTGGAAACTATGGTAATACTGGATAAAATACTTGGATACAAATCGAAGTTTGATAAAAAACTCAAAGATCCCGTATGGGAATTTGTCTCTATGCGTATGAGCAAGTATAGTCCGTTTCTAAATACCGATGTATTCCATTACAAAAAAATTTTGAAAGAAGTAATTCTAGGAGACCAATGAGTTTTTTTAATTCCGAAATTGTTCGTGCGGAAATGACTGAAATTTCTGAACTTCAAGAAGAAATATACGGAAGTATATTTAAATTTCCATCTATGGATAAGGAGGATAAAATCAAACACATAGATCTTTTGGAAACTCTTTTGAAAAAACAACAAGTTTTATATACCAGATTGAGTTTATCTGATGATCCTGAAGCAAAAGAAATGAAAAACAAAATCATGGATTCTGCTATACTAATGGGACTTAATCCCAGCACAGATATGAATGTTATTTTTAATAATATGTCTAAAATTCTTGAGGCAATGAAATTAAACATTGACAAACGAAAACCTGGCATGTAGAATGATGGAGTACACACAACCGAATCCAATTCATCCGAGGTATACACATGGCATTTGCCGATCTTAAAAAACAATCTAAACTTGGTTCTTTGACCGCTAAACTTGTCAAAGAAGTAGAAAAAATGAATACCAGCAGCGGTTCTTCTGACGACCGTGTATGGAAACTTGATGTGGACAAAAGCGGAAATGGTTATGCCGTAATTCGTTTCCTTCCTGCTCCTGATGGGGAAGATCTTCCTTTTGTTAAACTTTACAGTCACGCATTTCAAGGTCCTGGTGGATGGTTGATTGACCAGTGCCTTACTACCATTAATCAAAAGTGCCCTGTGTGTGAGCACAATTCTGGACTCTGGAATAATGGTACTGATGCAGGTAAAGAAGTTGCTCGTAAGCAAAAGCGTAAACTGACCTACATTAGTAACATTTACGTCGTAAAAGATCCTTCAAATCCTGAAAATGAAGGTAAGGTCTTTCTGTTCAAATATGGTAAGAAGATCTTTGATAAACTGACTGCTGCAATGCAACCAGAGTTTGAAGATGAAGAAGCAATCGATCCGTTTGACTTCTGGCAAGGTGCTAACTTCAAACTGAAGGCAAAGAATGTTGCTGGATATCGTAATTACGATTCCTCTGAATTTGCTCCTCAAAGTGCTCTACTTGAAGATGATGATGCAATGGAAGCTATTTGGAAAAAACAATATTCTCTCGCTGAATTTGTTTCTCCCGATCAGTTCAAGACTTATGATGAACTGGAAAAGCGACTCAAGAGTGTTCTGAATCAAAAAGATGCTGCAAGTTCTGTTCGTCAGCAAGAAGAGGAGTATGACTCTTACGTTCAACCTGAAACGAAAGAGGACAAAGTAATGGAGGAACTGGAAGAATCATATCGTAAAGCAAAATCTACAACACCAACAGTTGAAAAGTCTGCATCAATTGATGATGAAGATGAGGATGATGCTCTTGGATATTTTCAAAAACTAGTAGATATGTGATTATTCAAAAAGTCTAATATTATCTCCTTTTTTCAAGGTGGGTCTCAAATACTGAGATCCACCTTTTTTATATTGCATAAGTTCCTTAAGATCATTAAAAACAATATTTAAATATTTTGATTTAAGAACGAAAATGTTTCTCTTATTTTCTTCTATTTGACTTTCATATTCATAATTAGTTACTGTTTTGACAAAAGAAGTGGATGGAATTAATTGAGAGTAACCGAGTCCTACATCATAAAATTCATAGTAATGAGAATTTCCACTTGAAATATTGGTTTCATCAACGGTAACTAAAACTTGCTCTTTTCTTGGAATCGCTAAAACTGGTGATGCAACATTTGGTGTTGTTAGAAGTTCATATGTAAATGAAGTTGCATTAATTCCATCGGGAATTTGTGCAGATGTAACAATAAATGTTCCATTATATTCTGAGTCTGGAACGTTCACAATTGTTACCTGAGATCCAACATTTACACCATATACACCACCATTAACAGTTACTGTTACAGTAGTTGATGGTACGACTCCATTTCCAGAAAAAATTTGGTTTATTTGGTTTGCATTAATCTCAATAAAATTGCCATTAGTTCTCCAAGTATTTGGTATTTCGAGACCAGCAGATAAAACTGTAGCACCTCTAGAATTTTTAATTTCTGTAGTCTCATAATGATGAACACCATTATATAACGTATTGTAATCACCATACTTTTCAAGTAGATACTTATCAAATGAAACTTGAGATAAAGGCCATTCTGAATGAACGTTTAAAATATTATTAGAAAGAAGAATCAACCAATCAAGAGTGGAATCTCCATAAACTTGATATGCAACATTATCTGGTCGATCATCTCCTATAATTTTGTAT